GACTTTCCTAATTTTGATTTCGCTAAATTCTTTCTATGTTGAATTGTTTTACTCCGACCTTTTAAACTATTTGATAGTCGTATTTTGGTTTCTTCGCTCACAGTTCTATTAGTCATTCTTTGTCGAACAGCATTTGCGTGTTGTTCTTTAATTAACAAAACCATGTTAGCTGTAAACTTAGATGAACATTTTCTCTGCTCCAAATTGCCATGATATAATCTATACAATGCGTACCACATTTTATTTTTGAATTTGGAACTAATCATCATCTTTGGTAATAGTTTATGACAAAAAATATGCTCTCTAACTGTTAGTGTAACCTTATTTTCTTTCGTATTATCCCCCCCACAACTCTTGGGAATTATATGGTGAGCTTCAGTATATTGATCAATTGGAGAATGTTTTAATCTATAGTTAACTAACAGAAAATACCACTTGGTATATTTGGTAGAATTAAATATAGTAGTGTTCATTTTTAACCTTTTGTTTTATGATGAATTTGCTTTATTTAGTAATTCATATGAATCTTTCATAGAAATTGTTCTAATCTCTCCAGTTTTTTTATTACGAATAGTAATAGGTGTGTCTTCTCCAAGACAAAATAGCAACGAGATGGAATAAGAACGACCCGCCGTTGCTGTGGTAGCAGTTGATACAATTTCGCTTCCATTTTCACTGTCAAATTTTATGCTATGCTTATTCCAACCATCATCAGCAACACCAGGCTTCAAAAATGCAGGATAATTTTGGTATAAAAATTGAACACGATCAATCATTTCCATTGCTGTTTCATTTTTGTTGGAAACAATGAAAACAGTCTTGTGGAGATGATACATTGCAAACCAAAGCAAATACGCTGCTGCTGTCCACGATTTTCCAGTTTGTCGAGCACTCAAAACAATCGTATATTGGTTGTTTTGAAAGTTTCGAATCATTTCTTCCTGGTAATCATACAAATCAAACTTAATAGCACCTTTAATAGGATGCTGAATTACCCCGTAGTTTTTAATCAAGTATACAGGATCCATCATGCAGCGCTGCATTTCGATGATCTGTGTATGAGTGTATTCGAGCTTTTCTCCAGCACGAATAATTTTTGAATTGTTATTACGTGGCATATTGTAACTCCTTATTAGGGCAGTAATATTTACCAAGTAAAAACTAGGAGATACCTTATTGTATATTTCCTATCATTGTTTCAATACTTTTTACATTATCGAAAGAATATGGCGATTTCCCTTTAAATGCTAGGCGTCCTGGTACACGAATTGTTGCTGAGATAATCTGCTCTTTTGATCCACGCATTGTTCGAGACCCACCCGCACCAGCTCGAATTTCAATATTAGCTGTTCCTGATAACTGAGGAATTGGGAGATTAGCTGGATTTTCTGCGAGATAAAAAGCACCTAATCCACCAATTTGGATGTAGTGCACGTTCTTCTTGCGATAGTGATTGATAATGTAACTAGAGTCGTATGTGATTGTTTTGTTGATTGGCAAAAGCAATCCTTTTCGTTTTGCAGCTTGCCAAGCGTTTCTGGAAGCAACCAACGGGAACCCACGAATATATTGGTTCACTCCCGTATTTGATGGGTAGTGAATCAAAAAACTCAGCAAATCGTTTATCTGCAACAATTTTGTTTCCACAGCCATCAAAACCAAGTCTGACATTGAGTCATCATCGGATAGAGGATCAAAATTTGCTAATTGCAGAGCTTTCTTTATCGATCCAGCATCAGGATCGTATTTAACGGAAGACCCACCCATTTGTGCGTAGGCATCCAATTTGACTTCAAGCCCATACTTACGACCATTGACAACAAAGTTTAAATCTGGCAAATAAGGATTGAAAGAAGCACTTCTCTTTTGGTAACGAGCCAATCCCGAGTCCCGCAGAGCAGCAGAAACAACTTTTTCATAACTGACTCCCTTGTTAGCACCAGGGAGTTGCTCCACTAAAATTTGCCACAACTTCATTTTCCATCCTCAATCACTTTTTCGTTTATTTGGGCTTCTCTCATTGATTTTAATAACTCACTCTGGCTAATAAACACATTAGTTGTCTTGCTACCAGGACCCAGCATAGTTGAAACGGAGTTGGCTTTGTCCTTGGTTGTTTTTACGTCCGCGCGTTGCTTAATTGCGGACAAGGCTGTATTAAGGAATTGAGCAGCGACTTCCATACTTCGTGCAGAATATTTTGGATCACATAATGCGGCCGTTTTTGATTGATCATTGAACGCAGTCATTGCAGCATCAAAAATCTGCTGAGTCTTAACTTCTATCTCGCTATCTTTTGCATCATATGATGGATCGACAGGAATTTCTGCGATTGTTGTTTTTTCTTCTCTAACAGTCATAGTTGTTCCTGGAGGGAGATCGAAAATTTCTTCCATTGGGTGTTCAATAAATTCTTTGATAGTCTTCATTTTTTTCCTTCTCCACAAAAATCATGCTCCCACACACTAACAATCTTGTATCCTAGAGACTTTATCTTTGCTTCTCTCTGTAAGGTAAACTCATATAATTGACGAGCTGTCTTTGAGGAAAACGGATGACAATTTTCCGAAGGAGCATATACATTTAAGTTACCATGCCATTTATCTCCATAAAATTCATATATTGTATTTAATTCAGCACAATATCCATCAGCCTTATATCGTGTTGTAGGTATTTTAAATTCTCCACCATTTAATGCATGTTGAATGTGAATGTGATTTGTACTTGCAATTTCTTCCATCCACTTAATAGACATACCAGATATCCCTAATCTTCCACATCGTGGACACCCCGACTCTCTCCCTCTTTTAATATGAGAATATGCTTCTTGCCAAAAATCCCCATGTATGATACAAGTAATTAAAACAGATTTGGAGTTGTGCTCATAAACTGTTTTTTCATAAGTATATTTGCCTGAATGAACTTGTTTTGCACGTGTTATAAATTCTTCTTGTGATAATTTTCTTGTGTAATCGCACTTTTTTCGTCCACATGTTGGACAACCACTTTTACCATCTACGTGCACGTTTGGTTTTTGCCGGAAGATGCCATGAAATGAACAGCGAATATCAACAGGAGTGGAGTTATTGATATAGTTCACCAATGAATAATCATATATCAACCCATGTACATTTCTCGCATTTTGAATAAATTGTTCGGATGTTAATTTTGTAGGCATAATAGTATTCCCATTTTGAGTTATTTATGCCTACTGGGGAAAAGTTCTTCTTCTGTCAAAATTCGAAACGCTACATTATGTTGCTTGCACCACTCTTTCGCTTGAATCCATTTTGCTGCATTAATGGCATATGTAATTTTTGCAAACAATCTTGCATTTCGTTTTAAAGTAATTTGATTTTTTGGCTTAATTTCCACAATTTCTTCAACAATTTCATTACGCTTATTCTTATACCGTATGAAATAGTCTGGATAATATTTATGAACTTTTCCATCGGTCGGCTTCAAATAAGGTATGGCAATTTCCTCACTACCCCATGCGAGAATATTTTCATTACTATCTAAAAACTGGTGGAACCGTTGCTCCCACGATGACATATAGCGAATCTTTGATGGATCTCCAAGATATTTTTGTGGATTACGTGGGATGAATTGTCCCTGCTTGAATTTAGACATATTCTGGAGGAGAAGAAAAACTAAAAAGCTTTCCTACCTCTTCTGCAACAACATCTGTTGTTAATTCCCCCAATTGTTCTACATTAGTTACCTCTGTGTCTGCGGGACCATTAAACAGAGGAACAAAGGGATTAATTATTGGAGAGTCTGGTGAGTATGGTTGGGCTATTGGATTAAACAATCTAGTTGTATTTGAATTTGACATCACTGTCGTGTGCGATGTTGTTTCAGTGTACGGATTTATGTTAATTCCAACACCATTGATATCTGCTTGAACAATATCTTTATATGCGCTCGCCGCAGCACCTTCGTCTATGTACAATCCATCATACGCAAATTGCATGGAAATTTGACAGCCATCCCCAGACTCAGACATTGTCAATTGATCCATTTGAAATTGAATAACTCTAGGATTTGTAAAGTTATACACATTAACACTTCTCGCTGCGTTAAACACATGATAAATTCTGATACTCTGAATCGGTGTCGTTATATCGTGAGATACGCCAATTGATTCTGCATCAACACTTTTCCACAAATCAAAGTTCTGCAATGCGCCAAATGAAGCAGAATACGCATTGTTCATGATTCCCTTATAATCAACACCAGTAATTGGGACTACATTACCATTAACATCACGCTCTGTTCCTCCCGCTCCCTCAAAATTCATTCCCTGATCCCCCAAATCCCCCACAGGATCCTTCATGTTAAAGATTGGGCTAACAGCTCGCATTATCATCATCAACAACGTCATTGCAATATTTGATTCATCGTCAATGAACTGCATTGTTACAGGTTCATACTTGGTTAATTTTGGAACTTTTGTACGAAAATTGTACATATTAATATCATCGTATTCGATGGACAAAGTTGGGCGATTCCAATTTTTGAGTAAAAATGTTAGTGAAGTTGCAATGCCAGTTGATCTTGATCCTGTTAATTGATACCCATTATTAAAGATAATTTGAAGAACAAAAAGGAATTTCATTTTTGGAATAAGAGCTGATGACTGAGCAAGTGCTGCCGCTTGTGATCGAAACGGCATTGCTAATTCTCCGTTGATAGTCTGTCCAGAATTTGCTCCCAAAGAAGATGCCAATGCAAGTGGATTGGCAACATCATATTGCAACCCAAGATAACTGTAGATATTTGCGACATCGACAAGAGAATTGTTAAACAATGTTGGATCAGCTCCTGCTAATGTTAAAACAGTCGTTGGATCTGAAAAAATCTCAACATTAGATAAATTAATCTGACCAAGCAAAACCGCTTGAAATAAATTATCAGCGGACCCAAGCCCATTCTGATAAATGTTTGCATTCGATTCCCGGACAGCAACTTCTAATGGCGGGTCAATCCCAAAATCAGCATACATCTGTCGTTGAATTGTTTCTCTCACAACAGGCAAATCCTCCGCGGGAGTGAAAGAAGCAGATCTAGATGCATTA